ACCGCGCCCTGAGTTAACTACAATTGGAGCAGGTAATCCTATCTTTTCACAGAAAGTCTTAAGTGCTTCTAGTCCGGTGGCTTGATCTATGTACCCATCAGGTCTTCCAGTGTCCGTACTAACAACAGCTTTAGCTTCTCCGCAATCAATATCTACCCAAAAAGATTTAAGTAAATGGACGTTGTCTTTGGTTCTGTTTGCATTTGTAGCAAACTTAGCGACCCCAAAATATACATCCCAACCATCAGCAACAAAATCCTTGACAAGATTATCTAACTCCTCCCGAGTTGCAACTAAATGCTGATCTACTCTCTTCCCTTTTATACCTAATACGCAAAACCACCCACTGGACGGCTGTACTGTATTAAGTAAGTCCATAATTCGCTCTCTTAAGTTGTCTGATTAATAAAGTTTTTTATAAGCTCTACTTGCGTAGCCCTAGGTATGTTAGCCCCTGCAAACCAGTTGTAAACCGTTTGCCTACTAACACTTAGGGAAGAAGCTACCTTGGCAACAGGTATACCTAATTTGATACACTGTCTGCCAAGGCGAACTCCTAACAGCTTACGATCCGCTTCCTTATTTAACTTTACCAACCGTATGCTGTATCCGTAACCCATTATTCGCTCAACCAATCATCTACAACAGCAGCTACATCTTTCTTAGGTGCTGGTGCGTCATCTTTCTTTTTGGCTTGGCGAACTTGTGGCTCTTCAACAACGTCATCTTCAGGCGCATCTTCAGGCTCATCTGCACGCTCAATCTTTGGCTCTTCCTTTGGTAACTTCTTAACACCATCGGTTTGAGCTACTGTTATGGACGTATACATTTTAGCTTCTGGCTTATTCTTAGCTTCTTCAAGCAATGAATATTCTTCTTCAGTAAGGTGACGCATTGGAGTAAATACCAACTCCATCGTATCTGCGTTGGCATCGAAAGCTACATTAGTGACAACATCGTCAACACCCTCACCGTTCCCCAATAAAAAGTTGATATAAGACTCAAACGGATGTGCGTTATTTAAGCCCTTACCAAATAAAGATTTAGCAGGTATATTCATTTGATAAATGTCGCCACTCGTATCCCCTGCTAAAAGCACAGCTAGTCTACGTTGGTACCTACATGCTCTACCACCATTCTCACCAGAACCTTTAATATTTTGTTTGCAAGTTAGGCAAGAAGTACTTTGCTTATCGACACTGCCTTCTTCTGGCGTATCTCCTAAGTTAGACCAACAATTAGGTAGTGTGGCTTCTTTCTTAGGGTCGAACTTTTCCTTGTAGAAAATACGTGAGACTTTAGGTAGTAGGCTGACAATGATTACATTAACCTCACCACGTACAGCACTACCAAGTTGTTCACCATTCACTACACGTCTGAACGTACCGTTAGTGTTAGCTTGAATGCGCCTGTTTGTAGAGCTTGTTTTCTGCATAAGCGACTTAGATAGCTCACTTAACTCTCGTTTCCTAGTGTTGACTGGTGCGCTCTGATCTTTAAATATAGTTAAGTTTCCCATTATTGCTCCTTATTTATTGTATGGTTTTCTTACTGAAATTTTGTACTCACTGTTTGCTTGTAACCCAATCGGCAACTTATCTGGATTATCTTCGATAAACTGCTTCATGTTTGTTTGTTGTATACGTGGTTCTAGTAAGTGCATAGCATCGTTATCTTTAATGAACTGGTGCATCTGTTCCCAATCACTAGTCCAGTACCGAGTACTAACTCTTCGGGATATTGTCCCTTCCTTTGTCTTAACGCTATCTAAATTTTCCGCATTACAAAACTCCAATAGTTTGTTTGAAATCATTTCTTGTTGCTCCTTCAAGTCCTCAACATCCTGTTTATATTGAAGCTCTTTTTCCTTTATAACATCACGTATCTTTCGATACGCCGCTACGTACTTTTCTATCTCAAGCATTTTTGATGTACCCCCTTCTCCAAAGCATTTCAGTACAAGTTGTTGCCCCCCTACAAAGTAACTCCATCTCTGAGTAATGAGTTTTGTTATTCGTGCCATATCCTGGGCCAACGTATTGAACCGCCGTGCTATTGGCCTTGGAAAAAGTAGGTACGTAAAGGATGCCCCTACGTTTAAAGCAACGGGTTTTAACTCGCTCTAACTCATCTCTGTTGTTGATACTCTGTTGGTTCTTTTCTTCTAACGTACGTGCTGATCTACTAGCCATGAATGACCTCCTTGTGTTGTAGGAAATTACAAGTATACCGATTACTTTGACAAAGTCAAATACTATTCAGATATTTCTTGTCTGTATAAGTCGATGATTTGGGAATGATTCCCTATTTTGCTGCGCAGCATAGAATACAATCTATTTTCAACCTCGCTCCCTTTTATATGCACAATAGTCATAGCGTTCTTTTGCCCCGGCCTATTGATACGAGCGTTGGCTTGTAGGTAAGTCTCAACACTAGTAACTGGTGCATACCAAATGATTGTATTCGCAGCTGTTAAAGTTAAGCCGTGTGAAGCGGCTTGTGGTTGAATAATTAAAACCCTTGGGTCTTCTTCGGTTTGAAATCTTTTAATGCGCTCACTTCTTTTGTTTAAAGACACTGCTCCGTTAATTACAGCGCAAGTTATGTCGTTCTTTTCTAGTTGCACTTTGAGCAATTCTATGGTGTGCGTAAACGGCACAAAGATAAGTACTTTATGCGATGATTCTTCTATAGCTTCTAGTATGACGTTGATTCTATTAGACACATCAAACTCTACTACTTCTTTGGTGTCACTGTAAACAGCCCCACCTGATATTTGTAACAACTTATTTAAGTTTGTAGCTGCGTTAATAGCAGTAACAGATTCCCCGCCCGCTTCCATGACCATTTGTTTCTTAAGTTTCTCGTAGTACTTTTTTTGCTGTGCAGTTAGTGGGGCATCTCGTTCTACATAAGTTACATCTGGCAGGTCTAAGCATTGATCTCTCTCAAACCGTATCGCAGGTTGTAGAACTTTATGCACTACATCTTTAGCGTTAGATTTAGGTATCCATCTGAATTGGGATATCTTGTACATAACTTGATCTCTGAACTGCCCATAGAACTTAGGGGTTTTGTCAGGGTTTACTAGTTTAGCTAAACCAAAAGCATCTACAGGAGACTGAGCCGCTGGAGTACCAGTAAGCATCCATAACCACTCTGGCTTTTCTACAATACGTTTTAATATTTTCCAACGGTTGGTAGTTGGGTTCTTATATGCGTTTGCTTCGTCTATTACAATAAGATCAAACCCACCTTTTTTTATTTCCTCTTCAACTACAGCTACCCCATCAAAGTTTATGATGACAAAATCTGCACCGGCGTTGATAATTTTCTTCCGTGTATCTGAGCTACCATGTGCCACACTACAACTACGGTGCATAGCAAACGTAAACAAATCTTCTTGCCACGCAGACTTCATAATTGATAGGGGGCAAATGACTAGCACTCTCTTAATAAGACCAAGTTTCATTAGGTAATCAGCTGCCCATATAACTGATGCAGTCTTACCAGTACCTTGCTCGTTAAAACAAAACGCTTTTTTGTTTAGTGTTAAAAATGAAGATGTGTCACGTTGGTGGTCATACGGTTGGAACTTACCCGTCCACTCGTAGTCTCTTTTCATTGGTGATGGCACATTTAGTATGCGCAACTTTGCTAACTCTTGGGACTCACCTAAGCCCCACTTAATCGCTATGTTAAAAATATCCCCCTCCTGACTGATTACCTTGCTGTTTTCAATCCGCTCTGTTATTAGGTTCGGCCTCCTTGTGCGTATAAGAAGAGCCTTGTCGTTATTTATTCTTTCCACGCCGTTTTCTTTCGTTTGGACTTGTTTCGGATACTAAACCTTTCTTAGAATTCCTATCAAAAGAACGATTAGCAGAAGCAGTAGTGACTCTAGTCCCATCGCTATTTGCGCCACCTTTTGATAAAGCTTTATTATGTGCCACATCATTACCATCTCCTTTCGTAACGGTGCCATTCTTTAAAGCCTTACGCCTAGCCGAATTCCGCATGGCGCGTCGTTTCTTTTGCTCTTCAGTGCCTTGATAGGTTTCGTATTCTTTTTTGTAGTCTCTAGCCATAATTTTTCCTTAAGGTTTGGTGTTGTGCTCGCATGATACCACGGGGCAAAACCTACACAATGGGCCGGTAACCGCATTCCATACAGCGGTTTGTTCAGCCGTATCTAACCGTTCTAAACTTGAATCAAAGGTACTTAGATACTTATCTTTGTGCTCCCTGTAATGGTCTTTCTTAATAAGGTCATTACTAACTAAAAAAATTAACGCTGATTTAATAGTATCTAAATGGGGGAACCACGTAAATAAAGCCCCTGCTATAAGGTCTAACTGCTTTGTATCTGCATACTTAGCGTTCTTACTGGTCTTATAGTCAATTGAGTACGCTGTATTACCATCTATTATCACTACGTCAGCAATACCACGCCACCAAACATCTTTGGCTAAAAACTTACATGGCGCGTAACCATCTTCGTTTTTACTCACCCCCATCCTAAGCTCTGTATATTTCGTACCCTTCTTGTTGGCTATACTTTCTACAACGGGTCTAATATAAGCAAACTTTTCTGGTATTAACGTACCGTCTTTTACATAGTACTCAGCGGCTTTGTGAACCTCTTGCCCATAAATTGTTGCGGTGTTGCCAGAATCTTTAACGTCCTTAAGTATTTTTAAATGGTAGTACTTTTTAGGGCACTGTTCGAATGTTTTAATTGACGAATAAGACCATGCAGTTGACATACTTAACCCTGTGATTATTAACCAAATATATTTATATCACATATTTATGTCTTTGTAAGGACTTAGTATGTACCTAAATAGTCATCTGCTAGCACACGCCCAAAATAAATGTGGTTGAAGGACGTACCTTTTCGGTTTCTCGGTTTGTCACGTTTCGTTTCTTTCCGATTCTTCGATTAGTTTTTCTAGATAGTGCATGGCTTTATTTAAGTCCTCTACACCGTTCTTATCCCAACATCGAGCGACATACTTGATGATGTTGCCACGAAGAAAGCCTTTAAACTCTTCCTCAGACATCCAAGCCTTCATCGCTTTCCACGGCTGTAGCCCCATGTTCATGTAGTGATCTCCACCAACTTGTCTTTTATGGCTTGATGAACCTACTGAATTATCCAACGAGTCGTAAATTATTTTGCCGTTCATTTCTTCTTCAGTCATTCTAAGTTTCCTCCTCAGATTGTTTAATTACGTACTGGGCATATCGGGCCAACGACGGTTCCCCTTGGATATATTTACCTCTGGCGCAAGTAGCTGTAAGTTAGCCCATGTATGTAAACCACATACTTTCTTAGACCTAAGCGGTACGATATGGTCTACATGAAACCCAAACTCTCGCGCTTTTGCGTATATTAAAGCCACCTTGTCTTGTTCTTGCTCAAACCACGCGGGGATAGCCTTTCTGTGTTGCACCCGTCTTTTTATGCCATTTTTGGCGTATTGGATGCTTAACAGTTCTTTGTTTTTCTCTCTGTATTCATCTCGCCATTTTTTAATAGTAGCTTTGTTTTCCTCATAGTATTTTTTCTTTCTGGCTAGTACTTCCTCTTTGTTTTCATCTCGCCATTTTTTAAACGCCGCTTTTATTTTCTCTTTGTTTTTCTTGTATTGTTTTTTATTATATTCATTTATTTGCTCTTTGTTTTCCTCGTTGTATTTTTTACGACACTCTCGTGTTCGCTCTTTGTTTTTCTCTCTGTATTTTCTTATTTTCTCTCTGTTTTCCTCTTGGTATATTTTGTCATACTCTTGTTTGCGTTCTTTGTTTTTCTCTTGGTATTTTTTGTCATTCTCTCGTTTGCGTTCTTTGCGTTCCTCCTCAGTCATTGTTTGTTTTCCTTTTGTTTATGGCATATCGGGCCAATTATAATTACCTTTAGACAGATTTAACTCAGAGGCAAGTAG